GCAATTTCACTAATAGAAACAATATCATCTGTATTACAGATCCACCAGTCATTTGGCGTGTAATAACGAATCACAGGAGCCGCAGAAGTTCCATCTTTGTAAAAAAATCTACCAGTGTAGTCATCAATCATTCTGCATGCAGCAACAATTGCAGCTTCTATAGCTAGATCGTCATTGATGTCCTCGATCGCAAGAGCATTCTTGACATCCGACAGGGTGCAATAGGCGTTTGTTAGTGCCATGCTTTATCCTTTTCTCTAATTTAGGCTGCATTGCTCGTTCTAAATCGGGCAAGGCTGTTGCTGTTTGTTTTTTCTTAAATATTTTCATTACTTTGCCGTTCAGTATGATGGCCTTCATGTAACCAGTACCTTTTCTGATGTGGCAACATGGCACCTGTATTGGCATAAATAGGGAAACCTAAATGTTTGATTTTACGGCAGAATAGTAAGTCTTCACTTATCCATTCACCATTTATAGGTCCATCCCAAAACCAACACCAGTTTGTGCCTTGGTTTGGATCTGCTGTTTCGCGCATTTTTTCAAGTACGCTACGGTGGACTAGTATGCAACCAGTACCAGCAGCATCAATCTCAAAAACTGCATTACGTTTGTAGTCATTTATAGGCGCAAAGCCTTTAGTAGTATCATTAAAGATCAATGGAACCGGAACAGGATATAAGTTTTCATTTGCATCCCAAGCTGCGAAATAAAGTCCTGCTACAACTGGTCTATCTTTATCATGAGCTGTTTCAATTAACTTGTCAAATGCTTGAACACTTAACTGCTCATCGGTATCTATCATTAGCAACCAATCAGACTTTGTGTTATCTAAAAAGGTTGCAACTACACGATTACGTAATTTACTTAATAAACCAGATCCTTCAATTCTTATAAATGGACCTAATCTTGAACTTCGAGCTTGTGTCAATTGAATCATTGTATATGCCCAAGCAGCATTAACTGAACCTGGATCACATGCTCCAATTGAAACTTTATGCGATGATTTCATACTTACCCCCATTAAAGGTGTAGAGCCGATAAGTCGGGGGAGTCTTACCGGCTCTACACTATTGTTCTAAGCTTTGCTTAGAATGTTGGAGCTACCAAACCGGTGCCTGAAATAATTGAGGCGGCTGTTGGGTAACGACCTGCTGAGAACGCTGCATAACCATAGACAACAGACTTAATTGTCAATGTGCTTGCACCAGTTGCATCAAAGTTAAGCGCAAATGGTGATCCTGTCTGCTCCCAAAGGTGCATTTCAGGTGCTGCAACACAGTAGATCTTGTCTTGATTTGTTGCTGCGCCGAAAGTTGTTCCGACGTTTGCATCAGTAACAATTGGAAGACCCATCAATGAGTAACCTGAGTTACCATATGATGTTCCGCCTGCGCCAGCGGCCATTGCATTCATTGGACCATATCCATTTGGTACTACTAATGGACGGTTTGAACCATCAACGGCTGCCATCAAGTAAGCAAGACGACGTGGGTGCATAATCCAGTGTGTTGGATTGATAAATGCATTTGTCTGTACTTGCTGTACAGCATCAGCGAGCTTTGGATACAGAAGTTGAACTGTAGGAGCTGTTGATGTGTAAGTAATTGCATTTCCACCTGAACCATCAAGACCAAGAATTGTGCCAGATGTACCAGCACCATTGATGCATTGATTGTCAAGTGTTGTGTGCCATGAACGAATTAGGTCTGCAAGAATGAATGTATCGATTCCTGTACCACGCTCGATTGCTTGGCGTGAGATGTCCTGTTGTCCTGCAACTGTACGCACATTGATAGTGAGTAGTGTATCATCAGCATCAGTTTCTGAAACAGCAGAGTTTTCTGTTGCTTGAACTGCAGTTGATGTACCTGTTGTCATGCGGCTGATGTTTAATGTCATTCCGCTTGCAGGTAGTGTGTGCTTGTTTGTTGCAGCATCCAAAAATGGACGACCTGCACGTGCAAGTGGTGCAGCTAGATCTGTAAGGTATTGTGGTACAACCAAACCTTCAAACGCAGCTGTTCCAACATCGCGACGCTCAATTGCTTCTTCTTTCATGTGACGAGCAAGACGCTCGTTTGCACTGAAATCATTCTTAAATGATGCGTTATATGCATCTTTTACGAATGAAGCATCAGAACCTGGTGCATAAGTACGAGGTTCAGAGATGACACGTGCGCCACCTGCTGGAGTTGCAACTGGTGCAACTGCTGAACGGATTTCTGCAGCTTTAGCGTCTGCATCAGCTTGTGTCTTTAGTTTTTCGATTTTTGTATCGAGTGAACGTGACTCTTCTACAAGAGCGTCAACCTTCTCGGTCTCCTCTGCAGTTAGATCTGTACGGTTCTCTGCGGCAACTGCCTCAAGAACTGCGTCCATTTCTGTTTTAACTGCATCACGGCGCTCGATTACTTTGTCAAGGTATGACATTGTATTCTGCTCCTTATGAGTTTAATCGAGGTGGTGGCGATAAGCATCACGGCGCTTTTGGGGTGTGAGTCTCGCTCCGACTTCGGTATCTGTTAACTATTTGCTAACAGAATATTATTTTGTGTTGTTTACTATTGCTTTTGCTAGACGAAGAGATATAGATCTTGGTACAGAAACTTCTTCAATTAAGTCTTTGTCTTCTTCATCTTCCATATAATTAGAATCTTCCATATCGTCTGCTGCAACTACTTCTTGATTTCCTAGTAATTGAGCCATTAGTTCTACTGACTTCATTACATAGTCATGACCTTCACTTAGATCTTCAAAGATGTTTTTAAGGACTAGTAAAGAGTCTCCAGATATTTCTCTTCCTTCTTTAACGGCATCAATAGCATTTTTTAGATGCTCACGAGCTTCGACTGAAGTTGCTGGATAGGCTGGATAAGTAACTACTGAAACATCACCATCAGCTAACGATACTTCTGTTAAAACACGCATAGTGCGGTCTTCGTTCCACTTTTGTCTAATTACACGGAATGCAAAACTCATCTGATCTACATCGCCTCTAGCAATAAGAGCATGTAGATCTCTTGCTTCTTGAGTATCTGCTAATTCAGCATCAAATCTTAATCCAATATCATCTTCGGTTAGCGTCATCGTACCATTTTTAGTACGGGCTAATGGAAGTCCATCATGGTTAACTAACAATCTAACATCTGGGATTTCTGTTAGTGTTTTTCTAAAAGCACCTTGAGCAATAGTCTCTATAAACGGAAGTGGTACGCTAGGACTATCAAACTTTGCTGCATATCCTGACAAGCGTAGCTTTCCATCGTCATCTGCCCGAGTTTCAACATCTTGCACAGTATATGTGCGCCGTTCGATTTTTTTCATTTTGCTCCTTGAGTCTTTCTCTTCATTCAACACTACTCTACCTCGTATGCCGCTTTGGGATCCGTTGGATCGATTGTTGAAATTGGTTGCAATTGATTTGAAGGCAAACCTGTGTGATTCATATCAGGTAAACCAACAGCTTCAATTACTGATTGTGGATCAAAACCTACTTGAATTAACTTGGCTGCAATGTCGGCACGTAGGTTTAAGCCAACATCTTTTGCGTCTGCTGCATCAATATTTTGCAGTGGAACTCTGTATTGATCTCCAGATTCTCCAAGAGGTGCAAGATCTTCTACAAAACGGACATCATTTAGGCTTAGGAAACCTTCGCGTAAACCTTTTGTATAGGCATCATAGCGTTCTAGTGTTGTTCCACGTAGTAGCGCATCTAAGTTAAACTTAATAAATCCATCTGATTCAGGTAGTAATGGTGATAGTGCTTGTTCTAATCTTTCAAGTAAAGGTCTTAAAGAGTGTTGTACAAATGATAAGTTTTGGGCTTCAACAGATGCAAATGACATCGCACCAGCAACAGGATGACCAAGTAGTGACACAGGCACACGAAATAGTCTAGCAATTTCTTCTACACCAAATCGGCGTACTTCTAGTAGTTGTGCATCTGCAGCATTTAGAGTTAATGGCTTAAATGTTGCACCGCTAGTTAAAATGCCAAGCTTTCCTGCACGATAAGGTCCAGTGTGAGACATGTTCCAGTTTCTAGCAATATCAGCGGCTTGTTCTTCAGTCATTTCTCCTGGAGATTCAATAACTCCACCAGGATTTGCTGCATTTCCAAAGTAACTTGCTGCATAAACTTCAGCGGCCATAGCAGAACCTAAAGTAATGCGAGCCGCTGCAATTGGGCCAAGTCCCAGTAATTGTCCAGGTAATCTAAACATAGGAATGTGTAACATTTCATTCTTTGTTAGAACCATTGTTTTTACTGATGATGGATCAAATGGTTGTGCATTATCATAAAACTGATTTACAGGATCTTGTGCGTTTTGCCCTATAGTAACTACATATTCAATCTCGCCCATTGGATCAGGACGACGAATACGAACTTGAAGTGGGTTTATGCAGTAAAGTTCCTTAACGTCTCCCATATCATCACGTACAGTTAAAATAAATGCATTGCCATGAAGATTAAGTGAAGAAATTACTTGCTCATAAAACTCTAAACGTGTTGCTTCAGGATTTGGTTTATTTATCCACGCAGGCATTTCACCATAAACTGATGCATAGTTTATTCTAGAACGACCACGACGGACATATGCAGAAAGTGGTAATGAGCTAATAGTGTCACCTAATAGTCTAACGCAAGCATAAACAGTTGACATACGAATTGCACTATCAGAGTTTACTTCTACGCCGGCTGGAGTTGCATATAAATTACGACCAGGTAAAAAAGGTTCAAGATACTGATTGTTGTATCTTTTTTCTCCTGCTTTACGCAGTCTATTCGATAGACTCA